GCAACAACCGATTATGGATCTGTTATTACAGCAACATCGGAGGCAACGGTAAACGGTGTAATAGGGGATTTGGTTAGTATTCATTATTCAGCAGACGCAGAAATAGTAGCATAACATGGCAATCACCGTATACCAATCCCCAAGTTCAGTTACCCCAGTCTATAATGACATGGTGTGGGTAATAGGCTCGACAAACATAGCACAAACAAACTTTCAATACATAGTAGATGTATGGTATAATGGTGCGTTTAGGAGTAGGTTTAAACTACCTGCACGACCTGACACATACGCTGTTTTTAACGGAGCAAGGGTATTAGAGAGTTTGGTTACATACGACATAGACTATGCCGATGCTGGGATATACACGTGTCCCAATATGTTTGAGAATGTTGTCTTGAAGTTCGGTGAAGAGTATGGAAGTACGGTAGTTGAATATACAAACTTAACGGCATCATCGGTAGTTACTTCATTCAACGCCTCCATTGATGTGTTAGACTTTATCGACTTTGATTCAACGGACTATAACCTAAATGCAAACACACAAAAGTTCTTATCTAATGCCCCATTAACTACGGACATAAACCTAAGTCAAAACGCTTGGTTACATTTCTATGCAACCACAGGAGCAAACGTAAATAGGGCAATAATAAAGACCTACAATACTTCGGGTAGTTTGGTTGGAACTTACAAGTTAGCCAACAACTTTGCCTCTGCTTCGGGATTCTTTCGATTAACCACAGGGACACATAGCCTTAATGCGATAGCAAGTGGTAACATCATAAGCGGAACACAACCAATTATTACATCAAGTATAGCACGTTACACCGTTCAAATGGCAACGAGTGCCGACACAGTTAAGAGTGAAACAAGGACATACAACATAGTAGATGCAAGTTGCAAGTACGATAGTTACAGGATTCATTGGCTTAACAAATTAGGCGGATTTGATTCGTTTAACTTTGATTTAGTTAGCACACAAAAGACTTCCATAAACCGAAAGAACTACAAAAAGAACATAGGCACATTAACAGGAACAACATACGCATACACCAAGCAAGACCCTCAAGATGTGGTTTACGATACCAACTACAAAAGAACGGTAAGAGTAACATCTAATTGGATGAACGATGCCGATGCGATATGGATGGAAGAGCTGTTTACTTCGCCAGTAGTTTATTACGAAAACAGTTCAAATGAGTTGATACCTATTACGATAACATCAAACGAATACGAGCAGAAGAAAAGCCAAAACATTAAACTAATCAATTACGAGTTAGAGTTTTCATTCGCACAAACTAACAGCAGACAACGTGGGTAGGCAAGAGATATACATTAACAATAAACAAGTTGATTTGATTGAAGGGGTAAGTATGCCATTGAACTTCAACATTGCCGATGTTCGAGACCCTGCAAATAGAAACGCATCATACTCAAAGACCATAAGCATACCAGCGACAAAGGCAAATAACCTTTTATTCACTAACATATTCGAGGTTAACAAGGAAGTTTACACAACGGATGCAACGGTAAACTTTTCGCCAGACTTCAATCCTAATTTAAAAGCGTCTTGTTTAATATACATTGATTCAATTTTACAACTAAAGGGAACGGCTCAATTACTAAACATAGTTCGTGATGGTGACGCAATGATGTATGAGGTAGCGGTAGTAGGAGAGGCTAACAATTTATTCAAAGACATAGGAGCAAACAAGTTAACCGATTTGGATTTCAGCAGATTTAACCACGCATACACAAAAGCTAACATCATTAACAGTTGGGACACTTCAATAAAGATAAACAACGCAACCATTCCATTTGCTTATGGTAGTGGGTACGTTTACCCAATGATTGATTTAGGTTATACCGATGGTACATACTACGACCTGACAAACTGGCTACCATCAATATACCTAAAGACTTACATTGACGAGATATTTGCAGATGCTGGATATACTTACACAAGTACGTTCATGACATCGGATTTGTTTAAGCACTTAGTTATACCATACAACAGAACTAAAATAGAACTTGATACCACAGGAAGGGACACTTATCTATTTAAAGCCACCCTTTCAACATCCTTAACAGGGACATTAGCAAGTACGGCAAGTGAGATAGAGGTTGATTACGATACGGAAAATTGGGACATAGGAGGGAACTATAACAACGTAACGTATAAATACACCGCCCCTGCCGATGGTTCGTTTATATTCGACTTTACAGGGGACTATACAAGGTATGGCGCAAGTAATATTGTGTTTAAGATTTACAAGAACGGATCATTTTTATCATCCGAAACATTTACAATGAGCGCATCTACTGGTTCGTTTGCCGTTGGGATATATGGAGTTGATTTGGTGGCAGGGGACTATGTTAGGTTTAAGGTTGCTGCTACTGGCTTGAGTGCATTAACTACTTTACGATATACGATAGACAATTTTACGGTAGCTAATCGGTTAACCTCTGTAACAACATTGGAGGGTGCAACGGTTAACATGAACCTTTGCATACCTAAAGACATACAACAAAAGGACTTGTTGCTTAGTGTGATAAAGATGTTTAACCTTTATGTTGACATTGATAAGAACAATAGTAAGAACTTAATCATTCAAACTCGTGATGACTTCTACGCTAACAATACTTACGTTGACTGGACTGATAAAATAGACTACGGACAACAAATAGAAATTAAGCCGTTAAGTGAATTGAATTTTAAAGAGTACAAGTTCACATACAAAGCAGATAAGGACTACTTTAACGAACTATACACAAAAGAGATAGGCGAGGTTTATGGTCAGTATAGCAATGAGGTAGTAAACGATTTCCAAACCGATACTAATTTGGTAGAGGTTATATTTTCACCTACTCCGAGCGTGGGTAATTCATCATTCGATAGGGTAGTGCCAAAGATTGTAAAGCGTGATGATAACAACGTAGACACTCCGATTGACTTTAACATTCGTATTCTATACTACGCTGGTTTATTGAATTGTGATGTGTGGGAGTTTAGAAGTACCAATAGCGGAAACGAGATATACTCCGTTTATCCTTATGTAGGGCATTTTGATGACCCCTATGCGCCTGAAATAATAGACTTGAATTTTGGGTACTTGCAAGAGTGTTTTTGGAACTTGAACAGTAGCATAAACAAGAACTTATTTAACTACCTTCATTCAAAGCACATACAAGAAATAACGAGCAAGGATAGCAAGATGATAACGGCATACTTTCATTTGTTGCCGATGGATATTTACAATCTAAACTTTAGGAACTATGTGTTTTTAAAAGATGCTTATTTTATAATAAACAAGATTATAGACTACGACTTCCTAAACAACTCACTTACCAAAGTAGAATTACTTAAGATAAAGAACGCACCCGATTACTCATACTCTGAACTACCAGCACCTCCACAATGGGACAACGATTCAGGCTCATGGATTGTTGAGGGTGGATTGAATGAAGTTAGAAGCATAAGTGCAACTTCCGATTGGACTATTGTAGAAGGTGGAGAAGATGAGGTAAGGGACATTTCAGCAACATCGTACATAACATTACTCGAAGGAGGACAAAACTAATGGCAGAAAAAGTAAGTATAGAAATAGCAATAGAGAACGCTGGAGGTGCTAAGACCGTAGGCGAATTAAGAAAGGCTATAAAGGATTTAAAGAGTGAGGCTCTTGGCGTTAAGGAAGGTAGTAAGGAATTTATTGCTTTGACTAAGGCGGCAGGAGAGGCAAAGAATAAGATGGACGACCTTGCGGATGCGGTTAACGCAATGAATCCAGAGGGGAAGTTTCAAGCCTTTGCGAAGTTGGGAGGTACTATTGCTAGTGGGTTTCAAGCGGCACAGGGGGCAGCGGCTTTGTTTGGTGCAGAAAGCAAGGACCTAGAAAAGACTTTATTAAAAGTACAAGCGGCAACGGCTTTAAGTCAAGGAATACAAGGATTATCCGACATAAGAAAGCAATTTGTTTTATTGGGGAATGTTATTAGAGCCAACCCATTGTTATTGATTGCTACGGTTGTTATTGCTTTGGGCGTTGCGCTTTATGAATTAAAGGATAAGATTAAGGTTGTTGGTGTTGTATTCGATGCAATAGGCGAAAAGATTTCAGCAATTAAAAACCTTTTACTAAGTTTCACCGATGCTATTGGATTAACTAATACAGCACTAGACAAGGAAACAGAGGAAACATCAAAGAGGATTGATAGGCTTATTGCTCGTGCCAAAGATATGGAGGACACAAGGGCAAAGGCAAAAGCATACGAAGAGGAACAGGCTAAGTTAGCAGAAGAAAGGGTAAAGAGGGCAAAAGAGATAGCAGATGCCGAAAGCGCATACGCAAAGAAGAGAGCCGATGAAATCATTAAGCACTTAGAAAAGGTGTCAGAGATTGACGCTTACGAAATAGAACAGCAAACAAAAACGCACGTTGATTTAATGGAAGAGGCTCAATCGTTTGCAGATGCACAAATAGAACTTGACCAAAAAACATTGGAAGAGCAAAGGCAAATAACAGACCTTAAGATACAGGATGCTGAAAGGGAAAGAATGGCAAAGGCTCAAATAGCTACTAACACTTACGGTATTTTATCCTCTTTGGGTAATCTGTTTATCCAAGACCAAAAGAAGTTGGAAAAGTTCAACAAGGCTTCTGCACTTGTACAGATAGGAGTAGATACAGCAACTGCCTTGAGTAAGGCGTTAAGCGTTACACAAAGTCCATCACCTGACAATGTGGCTACTGGGGGTTTGGCTGGGGTTGCTAAGTACACAGGAATAGCGGCTATGATATTTGCAAACGCCGCAAAGGCAAAGCAGATTTTAAGTAGTGGTGGCACGAGTGGAACAGCACCAACATTGGGAGGAAGTGGCGGCGGTGGGGTGTCGAATAGCCAACCAAGAATAATAGAACGCAATAGCACAGGGCTGATAGATACAACCATAGACCCATTGACAGGACAACCGAGGGAGCATAAGGTAAGGGTATATGTAACCGAAACGGATATAACCGAAACACAGGGAGTAATAAAGAGAATAAAGAAGTCAGCCGTATTGGGCGGTTGAACGAGTACTAACTATTTGTTATTTATAGATATGCTAAAGTTTCCCATTTACAAGTTAAGGATTTCAGAGGATGACGAAAACACAGGAGTTGAGTTCGTTGCTTTGGTGGATAGTCCTGCAATAGAAAAGAACTTTATGGCTTTTGACGAGGCTAAAGAGTTGTTTCAAGTAAAGGACAAGGAACAGCGTATTGTATCTGGGGCTTTGATGGTTGCTAACCTTCCTATTTATAGAAGGGATGAACAGCATGGTGAGTACTATGTAGTATTTGACAAGGAAACAATATCTCAAATAGTACATAAATTCTTTAAAAGAAAGAATACAACAAACATTAATCTAATGCACGACCCCAACAGGAAGGTAGAAGATATTTATATGTTTGAATCATTCATTATAGATAGGGCAAAGGGTGTTAATCCTCCTATTGGATTTGAGAAGTTGGCAGATGGTTCGTGGTTTGGTTCGTTTAAAGTAAACAACGACCAAGTATGGGAACAGATAAAGGGTGGAGAGTTTAAAGGTTTCTCCGTTGAGGGGGTATTTGAACACGAATATGTAAACGAATCGGATGACCATTTAATCGAGGCGGTTAGAAAAGTACTATTGAACAGCGAACAACCAAATGTTATTTATATAAAACCAAATCAAATGAAAGTGGACTTAACCGAACAAATCAAATCTAAGATAGAAGCCATTAAGGCACTATTCAATGAAGAAGTAAAGTTTACCGATGCAAAGTTAGCAGACGGGACAATCGTTTCCTACGAAGGTGATACCCTTGTAGCTGGAGTGAAAATCTTCGTTGTTGACGAAACAGGAAAGAATCCTGCACCCGATGGAACGCACGAACTTGCAGATGGTACACTTGTGGAAACAAAGGACGGAGTTGTATTAAACGTTACTGCAAAGGTTCAGGATTCAGAAGTTGAAACGGTAGCAGAAGTTGCTCCAGTTCAAAATGCAGAAGTAGAAGAGTTGAAGAAATTAAACCAAACACTTGCCTCTGATGTTGTTGAATTGAAAGCGTCAAACGAGAAACAAGTAGCAGAATTTAAAAGCGAGTTGGCTAAGTTAAGCGATAGCAACAAACAACTATTTGCATTGGTGCAAGAGTTGGTTAGCATTCCTGAAGCTACACCGATAAACAAACCAGCTACACCTTTCTCAATCAGCAAGGATAAAAATCAAAGGCTAATAGAACTATCAAAAAATTTACAAACAATTAAAAAATAAACAATGGGATTTACAGTATCAAGTTTAACAAACTATGTGAACGAGCAGTCAAAGACGCTTATCACAGCAACACAATTTAAAGGAGAAACCGCAGCACTTGCAAACCTACAAACAGGTGTAAAAAGTTCTGCTGCCCTTCAAATTTTAACCAACAGTCCAGTACCTCAAGATGGTGCAGCTTGTGGTTTTAACGCATCAGGTGATTCAGTTTTCACTCAAAGAACTATCACAGCATCGGCAGTAAAGTATCAAGATACTCTCTGCCCTCGCACTTTGGAAACTAAGTGGACACAATTGCTTTTGAAAAGCGGACAAACCTACACAGAAGCTGACATTCCATCAATCATCATTGATGTCATCGCAAAGCAAATCGTTAAAAGAAACGAAACTGCGGATTGGACTGGAGATACAACTTCTGGTAACGCTTACATCAACCGTTATGATGGTTTGATTAAGATTATCAACGCTGCATCAGGAGTGGTAAGTGCAACAGCATCTACATTCAATGCAACAAATGCAAGAGCAATCGTTAAGAACATTATCCTTAACATACCTGCTGCTTTGAAAGGTGATACAGAAGTAAAAATCTTCATGGGTTACGATGCTATCGAAATTTACAGACAAGCGTTAACAGATGCAAATCTGTTTCATGTAGCTGCTGGACAAGGTGGTACAATGAAAGCAGAAGGTTCTGTTTATGACATCGTTCCTGTACATGGTTTGGATGGTCTTTATGCAACAAGCGGACAATCTTGTATATTCGCAATGAAGCCAAGCAATATGTACTTAGGTGTTGACATGGAAGGTGAAGAAGAAGAAGCAAAGGTATGGTATTCTCAAGATGACGACAACGTGAAATATTCTTTCCGTTTCCGCAGAGGATGGCAGATTGCTATTCCTTCTGAAATCGTGAAATACGCAAACTCTTAATATAAACTTAGGGGAGGGTAACACCTCCCCTTTATAAACCAAAAACAAATGGCTTGTGCATTAACATCATCATATACTCTTGATTGCCGAGATAATGTTGGCGGTATCAAGAAAGTTTATTTTACCGAGTTAGCAAACGTATCTTCGTTTACTTCTGCAAGTGGTGTAATAACTGCTATCACAATGGTATCTACCAAAGTGTTCAGAGTTTACGAACTTGAAAAAGAAACAGGAGAGTTTACTGAAAACATCACTACTTCTCAAGAGAACGGTACATTGTACTATGAGCAAGATTTGACCGTACCTATAAGAAAGTTAAGCGCAACACTATCTTCCGAGATAAAATTGTTAGCACAGAACAGACTTGTGGCTATCGTGTTAGATAGAAACGGTAAATACTTTGTAGCAGGTAAGAACAACGGAGTAGAACTTGAGCCTTCAACTGGTAAAAGTGGAAAAGCAATGGGTGATTATAACGGTTACAACTTGGTATTCAAAGGCAAAGAAGAAGATTTTGCATACGAAACATCAAGCGTAGTAGTAGCAGGGGTAATCTAAACAACAATAATAATTATTATTAAGGAAGGCTTACAGAAATGTGAGCCTTTTTTATTTCACTTGATGGGTATTTGTTATTTATATGTATGGTGAAGATTACACAAACTACGACAAACACAGTTATAGTAACGCTTACGGAGAAAGTAACCATAAGTAATCCATACTTTTTATTTAAGTTTGAGAATCAACAAACAAAACAATTGTACTATTGCATAGGCACAGATACATCAAGCTACACAGATAGATACAACCAATTTGCAATCATCGAGAAGGTTAACCCAACGCCAACGGCAGGAGAGATACGTTTGGCATCGGAAGGGTTTTATAATTATACTATTTATCAACAAGCAAGTTCGTCTAATTTAAACCCCGACAACGCATCAGGGGTTGTTGAAAAAGGCATAGCTAAGGTATTTGGAACTGCAAGAACTAAATACACACACACACCATCACCGACTACATACACAGCTTATCAAGGATGAAGAAGAACATAGGACATATATCATTAGTAAGTTTCGAGAATCACAAGTTGCCCGAATTTAAAGAGGTGCGGAATAAGGATTGGGTGTACTATGGAGAAGATAATATGTACCCCGACTATCTTATTAAGTTGTTTACTCGCAATTCGTTTAACAATGCTATTATAACAGGGAAGAGTACATTTGTATTTGGTAAAGGGTTAGAAGGTGATGAGAAATTTTTGAAGATGGCAAACCCATCGGAGAGTTGGAACGAGATTACAATTAAAGCAATAACAGACTACGAACTATTTAACGGCTTTGCTTATGAGGTTATATGGGCGAATGGTAAGCCAGTAGAGTTTTACCATTTGGACTATTCTAAAGTGCGTTCTAATAGTGATGGTACAGAATACTACTTTTGTGATAATTGGTTTCAGTATAAGCCACAGGATGACCCTTCATTTAGGATAATGAAGCCATACACATCAACAGGCAAAGGTTCACAAATATTTTATTACAGACAATACAGACCAAACATATCGTCAAGTTCTGATGTTTACCCACTGCCTGACTACGTAGGTTGCATTGCAGACATTGAAACGGATATAGAGATTACCAACTTTCACTACAACAATACAAAGCATGGTTTTAGTGCTGGTACGATGGTAAACTTTAACAACGGTATGCCACCGCAAGAAAAGATTATCGAGATTGAAAAGAAGTTTAAAAGCAAGTTTTCGGGAACGGATAAAAGTGGGAATATAATACTTACGTTTAACGATAGCAAGGATAAAGAGGCTACGGTAATATCTTTACAGCCTAACAACTTAGACAAACAATTTGAACAACTTAGCGATAGGTTACAACAAAACATATTTACAGGGCATAAGATAACTACCCCGATGTTATTCGGTATTAAGACCACAGGGCAATTAGGTGGGCGTTCTGAAATGGTTGATGGGTGGGAGTTGTTTAAAAACACATACATTAATTCACGAAGACATGTAATTGAAAAGACCGTTAACGAGTTTGCTAAGTATTACGGAGTAACTGACATTAAGATTAAAGAACATGTGCCAGTTGGTTTACAACTAAGCGAAAGTACATTGGCTTCTAAATTAACCGATGACGAGATAAGAGCATTAGCTGGTTATGAGCCTAAGAAGATTGAAGAGCCACAAATAGTAAAAAACGTAATGTTATCCAAAGAGGACGACAGAAGGCTAATAGAAGCATTCAAAAAGGTTGGAACGAGTGAGGATGAGTTTGTGGTAATTCGTGAGAAAAAGTTTTGTTTTCATTCAGAGGATGAAATGAAGCAATTTTTTGCAAGTCCGTTAACTGTTGAGGTTTCAAAGTTAGACCAACAAGTATTATCCATATTAGCTAAAGAACCGTTGACATCTTTAAAAGACATTGCAAAGGCTTTGAAGGTGAAAGTAAGTGAGGTGTCGGATGCGATTAATACATTGACAGACAAAGGTTATATAAAGACTAAGAACGTAGTTATTAACGATGAGCCGTCTGTATCAAGAGAACTAACAAAGAGTGGAAACGAGATAACCAACGAGATACCACAAAAGACATTAGATATATCATTGGTATATCAATACAAGGTAATGGCAGGTTTAGGGGATAACATCATCCCAACAACGAGAGAATTTTGCAGAGAGATTATAGGGATGAAGAAGAAGTTTACACGTTCTGAAATACAACAAGTATCAAACGAAGTGGGGTATTCTGTATTTATGGATAGGGGTGGTTTTTACCACAACCCTAAGACAGGGGTAACAACACCGTATTGCAGACATGAATGGGTGCAACAAGTAGTTAAAAAAATATCGTAATGGCTTTAGTATTATTTGTTTCTGAGGATTATTTGAAATCGTTTAGCGTTATTAATGATAACGTAGAAATGAAGCAAATTACTCCATTGATTGATAAGGTGCAAGACCAACGAATACTACCAGCAATAGGTACAGGACTATTTGAGCAATTAAAAACACAGATAGCAGGGGGTAGTTTAACGGCATTGAATACTACTTTGTTAGATGATTATATTTCTAAAGCAGTTTTATGGTGGACTATGTACGAAGCACCGATATTCTTTAACTATCGCTTTATGAATAAGGGCGTAATGGTAAAGAATAGCGACAACTCACGACCTGCTGACATGGCAGAGTTGAACGATTTAAGGGGGTTATTTAAGAGTGATGCAGAGTTTTACACAGAAAAGATTATACTTTATTTGATTGAGAATGCAACAGATTACCCATTGTATGATAATCCTGGTGATGGTATTGACATAACACATCCACAAGGGTATTCTTATACCAACGGTATGAACTTACAGGATGGCACCCCCGGCAATGGATTACCGATTGAT